CATTCGGCGTCGAACCCACCGCAACATGAACCTGAACATCCTGAACGGCAGGGACTTGTGACCCCTGCTCCCGCTCAGAAACCGTCAGAGTCGGATACTTCACCCGACCCGCAACAGCCGCATAGACCGTCACCTCAGTGTCGGTGTACAGCCCGTCCGCATCCGGCCCAGTACGCGTGATCGTGTACGCCTTCAACGTCTCCGTGAACCGCGCCTCAGCCTGCGCCCGACCCATACCGAGCGCCCCGCTAAGAACGCTCACCGGGTCTCCACCACCGTCACGTCACCGCGACCGAACTGGCGGCGGATAAGCGCCTGCTGAGGCTCCGGAAGCACCATGCCCGAACCGGTGCCACCGTCAGCGAACGCGGCCCGGAAGTCATCGAGCGCGACGGACGACAGCCCACCGAAGGTGAGCCCCGTCCCCGTCTCGACTGCAAGGATCGCCTGCGACACAAGAACAGCAGAGAACGACACCAGCACAGGCGGTGCCGTGGCGACACCCCAGGTGAACGTCACATCCACCGGGTCATCACAATCCACCGTCAAATACCCGGGCCGGTACGTGTAATCCACCGCAACCGAATCCCGCTCAACCGCATCCACAGACACGACCGGATACTGAGGCAGATCAACCCGCCCAGCATCCGGCCATGCCGTGAACGTCGACTGAGTCGTCGGGTAAACGTCCTGCCCGATAACCGACCGAAGGTACGCGGAAGCGTCCACCAACAGTGTGGTGACCCACTCATCCTCCGCACTCGTAAAAGTACGGTTCAGACGAGCGGCGACAGCGTCAGAGTTGGTGAACGCAACCACGATTACCCCCTAGGGTCAGGCCGAGACGTAGTGCTGGACAGCGGTGGCGCGGAGCACCTTGCCGCCGTACACGTGCAGACCGTCGATCTGGTCACCGAAGGCGTCCAGTGCGACGTTCGCGCGCTGCTTCACGATCTGGTTCGCGAAACCGAACGCACGACCCCAGTAGCCGATGAAGACCGGCTTGGCCGAGTTGGCGAGCGACGCGGAAGGCGTCTCGATGACGGTGAAGCCACGGTAGCGACCGATGACACCGTTGCGGATCGTCTCGTCTGAACCCGACTCGTTCGCCTTGAACAGCGACGTGGACGAGTTCATCAGGTAGGCCGCCGCCTCCGGGTTCACCGCGAGGAAGCGGTTTGCGGTCGGCACCTTCGCCTTCACCAGTGCGGTGCGGATGGAGACCACGGCCGAGTCTGCAAGAGCTGCGGTCGTGACCGCAGTCGTGCCAGCCGAGGTGCCACCGGACAGCATCGTGGTGAGTACGAAGTCCTCAGCCGTGTCCGCGAGCGAAGCGCCGGCATCCGCCTGCACCGCGTCGAACGAGCCGGCAGCCTGGACGCGGTCCACGTCATCGACGAGGTAGGCGTAATACTTCTGCTGGTCGATGTTCAGCGACTGGGTGGAGTCGGTCAGCGCCTGACGGGTGATCGTACCCGCGTAGGTGTTGATCGTCGGCGAAGTGAAGCCGGTGATCTTCACCGTCTCACCACCGTTGACGATGTCGCCCTCGTAGTCGTGGTTCAGCGTCGGGATGACGAAGGTGTTCTGGTGCAGGTTCTCGAGAAGAGATGCATGCCAGATGGTAGGGATGTAGTTGGTGATGGCCATGATGGCCGTCCTTTCAGGGTTAGCGACCCATCAGCTTGTTCAACTGCCCGGCCCTGCGGGCCTCGTTGATCTGCGCGGGGGTCATGGATGCGATGTCCGCCTCTGTGAGCTGCTTCAACTTCGGGTCGCCCGGGCGCGCACCGCCGTCACCATCGCCGTTGAAGCGGCGGCCAGTTGCGGCCAGGTGAGGTTTGCGCGAAAGCAGCTCGTCGATTGCGGTGGAGAGAGCGTCAGTGTCAACCTCTCCGTCGTCGTTCACGTCGAACGAGTCGACGTCGATGAACAGGGCGGCATCTGCGGGGTCAGCGAGCTTCCCCTTGGCCGCTGCGCGCAGTTCGGCAGAAGCGATGCGACGATTTGCGGCCGCAAGGGCCTCGTCTTTCACGCGCTGCTTTTCCTGCTCGGCGGCATACTCCGCTTCCTTGCCTGCGATCTGCGCCTTCAGCGCGTCACGCTCGGCCTCTGCGGCTTTCGCACGATCCGACGCAGCCTTGCGCTCCGCCTTCATCGCGTCGAGAGCTCGCTTCCCTGCATCCCCGAGTGCCTCTTCACCCGGAACGGGCTCAGCAACATCAGGGACCGGTTCGGTGACCTGTTCAACTACGGGTTCGGTTTCAACCGACATGGAATTGCTCCTATGTTGGGGTTTGCCGCGTTGCGCGGCCGTCCCGCTCATGCGGGAAGATTCAGGCGGCCCGTCTGATAGTTGACGTAGCCTTCTCGTTCAAGCAGGCGGATCGCATTGGTGCGAGTACCCGCCACTCGGTAGATGTCATCGACCGTCATCCGCGACGGAGTTCCGAAACGGCGCGCACCGGATGCTGTGCCGAGACCCCGCTGGTGCACGTTCACCACCCGCGTCGGATCGGCGCCGTCGCGGATCGCTCGAGCGTTGGTCGCACCGAAGACCCGGTCCTGCGCGGCTTTGTCGAGGGAACCGAAGTATTCGGCCGGGTCGATAGTGAAGTCGCCCGCTATGCCCTCGGACGCGGGTATGTGGGTGCAGTCGCAGCGTGGGTGACGGTCAAAGCCCTTGTTCCACGCGAACCACTTGCCCGCCAAGACCACGCATCGCGCGCATGACGGTGGGTTCAGCATTCGGCAGTATCCAGTGACTGTCGGCCGCTGGATGATGTCCGCGTGGTACACCTGCCGCCGTGTGTCCGCCATGACGGTCAAGGTGGTTCCAGTAAGCCAGGAACCACCCGCCGTCAAGGCTTCGCTCACACTGAGACCGTCACGGATTCGCGCCTGCGAGATGACGATCGACTGGGCAAGCAGGGAACTCATAGCGCGACCGTCCGGGGCCGTCGAAGTGAACCGCCCTGGAACCAGCACACCCAGCGGCGCGCCATCCTGCCCGGTCTCGTCTAGCACCGCTCCCGTGTACGGCATCGCCGTTGTGACGGCCGCGCGTCGACCGATCTCGACCACAGACAGAATCTGTGTGCCGATGCCGGCGAACCACTCCGAGGTGAAGTCGTCGCCCAGACGGCGCCACAGCCGAAGAGCGCTGCTAGCTGTCGTCGCCGCGATCGACTGCTGCCGGCGGTACTGATCCGCCGTTGTCTGAGGTGTCATCGAGCCCCCTCATCGCCGCCGCAATCTGCGGATCGTTGAGCTCTTCCTCACGCATAGCCATAACCCGATCGATCTCGAGCGGGTCAAGTCCGTCGAGTTCCATCAGGTATCGGGCCGGGTAGCCGATCTGCTTCTTCTTCAGCAGGGCGTCTGCAAGCTGCGACTCGGAACGGATCTCGGGGTTCATCCACGAAATCGTCGCCAGACGCGCCTGCTGCGCCAGCACCGGGTCGCCCATCGCGAGCGCGATAAGCCTGTACACCTCACGGAGAGCCGGCGCGGCGAACGTCTGAAACTCGAGGGTCTTCTTTACAAGACCAATCTCCGACGCCTTGAGACCTTCGCCGTTGACGTTCGACATGCCCGTCTTGCTGACCAAGTAGGTCGGAGGCGTTCGGGTCTGCGCTGCGATGTGCCCGACCGCGATCTCGATGGTGTCTGTGAAGACGTCGAGCTTCGATGCCTCCCACGAGTCGATCGCGGTGTTCTCACCCGACAGGTACAGGAGGCGCTTCTCCTGGAGATCCCGTAGGTCTACGGGTCGATCGCCGATGACAATGCCCGTGTCCTTGTCCAGGATCGGAGTCTTCGGTGGACCCTGGTGAAGCACCACCCGAGCCGGCATCGACGCGAAGTCAGCCGACAGGAACAGGTACGCCCAAAGCAAGTTGATCGCATCCTGCATGGGCATGACGCCCTGAATCTCGCTGATCGGATCAGCGGCGAGCAGGGGCCGGTTGGGGATCTCGACTACGGGAACCTCTCCCATAGGGTTCGTGAGCGGCCAAACCTCGCCGGAGACCTCTCGAGGCACCCAGCCGCCGTCGGACGCATCCGAGATGCGAGCCTGGAGCGCCTGCGACGTGCGGTCATCCTGCGCCTTCGCCCGAGGCCGCTCGAACTTGAACAGCTCGTCGGCTGTGTACAAGTTGGCGTACTCCGTGGACTCGTCCACCCATGTCTTCAGCGCAGCCGAACGCTTCCGAGGATTCGCCCAGTCGTACTCCACCTCAACGGATGACGGGTGCTCCCACGTCACGACCGGCTCGTCGTCGCCAGTTCCCCACACCAGCACGAACGACCGCGAGTCGTTCAGTGTGGTGACAAAGCCCTGCGAGGACTGCATCTCCATCTCGTTCAGAAGCCACTGTTCCCAGAGCTTCCCTGCGCCCGCCTTGTTGTCGTCAAGCTTGATCCCCGTGTGTCGGATTCGTTCCGCTTCCGCGTCAACGACGGGCCGGCACCAATTGTCCGAGAACCCGTCGTAACGCGCAGCGTTCGCCTTCCGCCACTCTTCCGTCGCGAACGACAGCGGCTGCTTCCCCGCGTAATAGTCCTCCCGCTTGTCGATCTCGGGACGACGCGCGTTGAGGCGGGCGTAGATACGGTTTACGAGCTTGAGAGCGGCATCCGCATCCATCGCGCCCCCTAGTAGTAGATGTACTCGTCTGGTTCTTCTTCGAGTGCTCCGCCAGCAATCGCGTCCATCCGTGCTTCATGGGCAAGCACGGCGGTCATAGCAAGGTCGATCTTTTGCGGGTCTGTGGGCTTACCGATGAAGTAGCGGTTGATGCCTGTCGCCGGGTCCACCCCGCGTGCGCGAAGGATCGCGTTACGCAGGTGCGCTTCCACGTCCACATCCCCGTCGTGCCGGAAATCGGACTCGGAGTTGTAGACGTCCGTGCGGAACCGCTCGAGCGCCGCATGCATCGGATTCAGGCGGTTGGTAGCCCACTTGATGAACACCTTGTCGCCGTGCTCCGCCGCCAACTGGTCGGCCTCGGACTCCCAGAAAGCAGGGTCGAGGTAGGCGCGAACGATCTGAAACTCGGAGGCGATCTGTGACCACGCTGCGGCCACCTCAGCACGCGGAATGCGACCATCCCAGTCCTGCGGGCGCCAATGAGTACGGCGCCGCGCATCCCCATACACAGGGGTGAACTGGTACCCGTCAAGCGTCTCAAGCCGGATGCCGGTGTGGTCGTCGTTGTTCGACCCATCGAACCCGGCACACACCTTCGTCCGCGGCGTGACCGTAATGGGCTCAACCTTCCGGTCAGCCCACTTCGTCATGTCAAACCACGCACCCGAACCAGCAACAATCCGATCCCCGAAGAAACGCTCAGCTTCGGCCGGATTGGCTTCCATCAGCGCCGAAGCCTCAGCCTCAATCGACCGCTGATCCACCCACGGCGAACCCGCGTAGTTGAACGCGAAAATCTGCGCCCGATCCTTCTTGAGATCGAATCGAAGATGAGCCGGCGGCGGAAAGTAGTGCTTGAGAACGTCCTTACGCTTCGACTCATGCGTGTCCTGCGCCTGAGAAGCCTCAGCAGGGTCATACGGGTTCGTCGTCTCCGACACCCGCCCACCCATACCCGCAGCACCACGCCGCAAAGTACGCATGAACTTCTTCATCTTGTTCGAATCAGTCCACAGACCCGTCTCATCACACTTCCCCGCAGAAATACGCGCACCAAGCTTGCCGTCAGCCTTCGACGTCACAATCTCCACACGCGAATCACGGTTCCCGTTCGGATGACGAATGAACGCCTCACCAGTACGGATCATGTTCGACAACGGACCCGAATCGATCATCGGGATAAGCGCACCCCAGGTGTTCTCCACCTGATCCTCAACAACAGCCGCAAGCTGAATGCGCGGGGTAGGCCAGTGACGCCCCTTCGGCTCACCAACCTCGTAGAAGTACACACCACCACACGGACAACCATGATCGGCGCACGCGTAGTAATCGCCCTCAGCAGCCCAGCCATCGAACAGCGCCGGCCCCACAAACTCGAGGCACGTCTCCGCCGCAACACCAGGCGACTTACCCACCTTCTGCGCAGCCATCCACTGCCCCGTGCGGTACCGGAACGCGACGTTACGCTCACCCGGCTTCGCAGTCGGCCGAACCTCATACCAATTCGCCAACCACACACGGTGATCCAACGTCGGCTGGAACGGGTCACCAGCAGTGTCACCCTCCGGGACAACACAGTGGTTCTCAATCCACCACATACCGAGGTAGCCAAGCGAACGTGTACGAGCCGGGATCTTGTAATCAGGCCCCTTCAACGGAGACAGCCTTCAGCCAGTCACCGGAGGAAGTCTTACGAGCAGCCGGCGCAGCACTAGCAGGCGCCGCCGCCGTTCCATCCGCGATCCGCCACCCGTTCTGGCGCATCCCCGGCAGCGAAAGACCGAGCTCGGCTTCCATCCGCAGAGCGACCGTCGACCAGCCGTTCACTGCATCCGGCGCAGTCGCCTTGATGTAGGCGCGCACATACGCGGCAACCTGAAACTTGAGTCCCAGCGATGCCCAAGCGGCGCCCTGGGGTTTGCTCCAAAGCTCAGTCCACAGGTCCGCCTCAACCTCGAGCGCTTCAGGCAGCGGGAATGAGGGAACGGGACCGGTGTAACCATCGGCAGGAAGGTCAACCCACTCCCGATCAAGAGACCGGTACGAGTTGGGGTCAGGTGCAGGCCCAGAACGGACTCGAGCGCCACCAGAAGGCATTGTCATCACCTCAAACCGCATTGCGCGGACTAGGAGTAGGTGCCACATTGCGCGGCTCCAGAAACGTTTTGAACCCGTTTGAGGTTTTTTGCACCTCACCGGCGGTACTTTGCCGGGTGTCGATGAAGGGTCTCCCCCCACCCCTTGACGTGTTCAGTCGAACATCTGTTCAGGTGTGCCATCCACCTGGTTGATGCTGTGCTGTCTCACTGTCGTGGTGTGGTTTACACAAGCCGCGGCCGTGGTCAGGGTCGTTGGGGTTCATGCCACGCTCGAGTAGTTCCTTGCGTGACAGTGGGAAATGGTCAGCAACAGTGGAGAAGTTGATGCACCCAGGCATGACGCACACAGGGTCACGTGTGAGTACCGCAGCCCTGAAGGCTTGGTGTCCACGTGTGCTGTAACCCCGGTCCCGTGCTGTGCCCCTTGCCCTGTCTGCTTCACGCCTGTGTGCGCCGCAACGTGACCCCTCGGTGGAGGGGTAGATCGTCGGGCATCCAGGTTGTGAGCACACGCGCATGGTGTACCTCGGAGGTTCAGTCGAAGGGAATCGTTGCGGTACTGACCGGACTTGAACCGGCGACCTCTGCCGTGACAGGGCAGCGCTCTAACCAACTGAGCTACAGAACCAAGTGCCCTCTCGGTGGACTTGCCGACCAGCGTCGCGCCAGTGTGAGAGGGACTTCTGCGAGGGTTGCAACTTCCGCGACGGGTGTGCCCATCACGCCTCGCATTGTGGGATGCGCGGAGTCGAACCGCGTGCCCAGCATTGCCGGAGGGTCCCGCCGCGGCAACACGGCCTCTCCAGATACAGGCTTTTCCTATCACCCCGTGGTGTGGTTTGCGTCGTCACCGCGACGAGATAGACGAGAACCCCCTCAGATCAGTCGTCATCTTCCTCGAACGCACCCGACTGGTACAGGTCTACGAGGTGTGCCGCGAGTCCGAGTCCAGCATGGTAGGGCTGGTCATCAGCGAACTCGGAGAAGTATCCGGTGGTGCGGCGGTCTTCGGTGCTGATCGTTACGTATGCGGCTTGGAGGACGTAACCGGTGACGAGGACGTTCTCTTCGATGCTGTCTGCGATGTGTGCGGCTAGGGCTGCGTCGAGAGCGTTCTTAGTGGTGTCACTCATCTTGCGTATGCCCACCAGTAGCGTTGCCCGTCCGCGGTGGTTCCGCGGTGCGGGCCGGCGTGACCGTTTGGTTGGTTCAGGTCGCAGGTGAGCGCGTCAACGTTGAGGACGAGTGTGACCGTGCAGGTTTCCTCGGGCATTGGTTCTCCCTAACAGCTACAACCGCGCCCGCAGGCGTCGTGGGTCTCTCGGGGTTCCTGGTTTGGAGAACCGGCTACTACGAACCCTTGTTCACCCTGCGCGGACCGCCATGCGCCGATCCCGCTCGTAGCGTTCGATCTCCGCCGCGCTCCGCTTGGCGATAGAGGCTTCGTCTAGACCCTCGGGCGCGTGGAATGTGATCGTGACCGTCTGGGCCTTATCGCAGGTGCAACAGCACATCATGTCTCCTCTTGCGGGTCGGCTTGCTCACTCACGAGACGCCCAATTCGGGAGTCGATGTACTCAGCCCGAAGGTTGCTGCACTCGTCCGTGTCACACCGGCACATCAGTCAGCCACCGGATACAGGTCGATAAACTGGCCGTGGTGTGGGAGCCACTGCCAGCGACGGAAGATGCCGTTACGCCGCACTAGCCAGTAGTGGCCGTCGTGGCTTACAGCTTTGCGGCGCCCGTCCCATGTGATGGTTCCGTCAGGCCAAGACTCGACACACAGGATGCGGTCGTTCATGCTTCCTCCTCGAGGAGGAACCGGAAGTCCCAGATGCGGGTAGCGACCTTTACGAGCTTCGCTTCACCCTCCCGGTAGTCGTGAGCACACCAGAGCATGTCGGTCCCGTAGACACGGGTGACGACATACGCCTGCGCTGAACACTTGTCACACCGGTCCTGAGCGGTCACACGCCGCCACTCGTGTTCGTCGTCCATGCCTAAACTTCGATCCACACTGGCGGGACTGCGGTGATGTCCAACACGGGCAACTGAAGCGCCTCGGCCATATGCTCGAGATCCCACTTGACCTCATCGAGCGTTTCACCTGACGCGGCTACCTCGTCTTGAGTCCAACTCAGTCCGCCATCACCGTCGAAGTACACTTCGCGGATCTCGTGCCAGTACCCGTCGGGCGTGGTTGTGCGTGTGATGCAGTAACGCCACGTCATGCGACACCGCCCGTCCTAGAGGACCGTGAGTGAGGACAGGTCGAACCCGTCCTCCGTGATGTCGAACACCAGAAGCCCCGCATCGGAGTCGCCGGCACCAACGTTCCGGAACCATGACGAACCGTTGTCGGTCGTCGGCGCCTGGAGCCACCACTTCGGTTTCCCTGTGACCGGGTTGCGGCCCGAGGGGATCACGGTGAGGTGGTGGTAGTGGCCGGTGAGGAGGATGTCAGCGGTTGCGGTGGGCATGCCACCGTGCTGCTGCTTCTGCCACCACGTGACCGCCTGACCAGTGTTGAACTGGTTCCCGTGGACCACACCCAAACCGGTGCCGAGTACGTCGATGACGACGGACTCGTTGTACATGTCGGGGAACGTCCAGTGGGCGTCGATACCGGCCGCGTTGACCAGCTTCTCAACCTGCCGGTGCACGAAAATGCCGAGGTCGTCACCGGGGCGTCCGAGCTGCTGCTTACCGGACCGCCACTGTGTGTGATTCGACGGGATGCACACCACATGGACACGCCCATGCCGCTGCATGACCTCGATGAACCGGTACACCTCGGTACCGGCAAGGTCCATCTGCTGGGCTAGGGACAGGTCGTTGGTGAACATCGGGTTACCACCCGATTCGAACCCCTCGAACAGATCCCCAACCTCAGCAAGCACAGTCGCCTGCGGCTTCCGCACCTTCAGGTGGGCGGCAAGCCGTTCCCTCATCCCCGCCAAACGGTCAATGAGTTCGGGCGTGCCGCCCCTGTGGTCAACCTTGCCCGCTTGAACGTCCGATAGTGCGACGACAGTAACTCGGCTGTCAGCCGTACCCCTGATGGGGGTTCGCGGTTTGCGTCTCGCTTCGGCGTAGAGGGCAGGGAGGTCAATGGCGTCATCTTCGGGACGGATCAGTTCCGTCTGGAAGAAGAACGAGTAGGTGTCTTCCTTGTCGTGGAACGTCTTCGTCCACTGGGCGATGCGCCCCACGATGCGGAAGTTGTCAGGGTCGAACCCGGCGAGCTCGAGGAGTTGCGCGTGGTCGGTGATCTTGGTCCGGACAGGACCGGTCGCACCCTCACCCTTGCCGGTTTCGGTGTCGTACTCGGCCCGCTTCTGATACTTCGTCGGGACCGGGACGGGGGCATCGTTGAGGCGGTCTGTGAGGCTCATGCGAGACCCCGCTTCACACGCCACGCACGAAACGCCGTATCCGACATGTCCGGGGCACCCTCGGAAACCAGTTCCTTCAACAGGGCAACATGACCCCACTCAGAGTTCGCGGCGGCTGAAAGGATGACAGCCTGCTCACCCTCGGGGCGAGACTCCAACCACACGTCCATGACGGACCGGCCGGGGCGGTACTTCGCTGGCGGTGCAGCGAGTCTGTCGATGAGTCCCATGGTCGCTCCCAATGGGTTGGGTGCACACTCCCCCCGGATTACGCAGGGGCGCGTGCACAGGGAAAGTGAAAGGCCCGACCGCACCGTTACGTGGCTTCGGGTTATGGATCACGGGCGAACGTGATCGTTTGTGATGATGGCCGGCTCCTGGGCTACGGCCTTCCTCAACCGAACTACGGGGTCGCCGCTGCCGGGAGGAATG